GTCCGCACCCAATACAGGCCAAGTCCCGCGAGAGTAAAGGGAGTTGTGCTACGCGACTCCGGCCCAGGTGCCGAACGCGGACAACTCGGCTGACGGGTGCGTGTCCATGCGCAGCAGCGAGCCGAGCGTTTCGCGCACGGATGGGTGGAATCGCGTGTGGTTCGGCGCGATCTTCCGGGCTCGCCTCAGCTCTGCGAACGCTCCGCCGCGGTCACCTTCCGCCAGGCGTGCGGAGGCGACGTCGATGTGATGGTGGCTGGATCGCTCACCCACCGTGGAGGCAGGTGGCGCCCATGCCGCTCCGCCCTGTCCCCATTCAGCGAGCCGGGCGAGGGCCTGCTCACTGTCGCCGGTGTCGATCAACGTATGCACCGAGTGGATCTTGATGTTTGTGGGGCCGAAGCTCATCTCGTAGGCCAGGCTGTCCCGGTTGCCGGCCATCAGCGCCACTTGCTCTGCTTCGCGCAGGAACTCTTCCGCCGCATCGGGGTTGTTGTCCCGCGATTCAACGACCGCCAGCTTCAGCAGCAGTGCCCCGTCGACCGCAAGCGCGTCGTCGGTGTACGAGTGCTCCGGCTGGGCCCGCTCCAACTCGTGCCGCAGGCCCTTGAGCTTGCGACGAGCCGACTCAGTAGCTCCTTGCCGCAGCATCGACCCCGCCACCAGGAACCCGGCCGTGAACTGCATGAGCGGATCGCCACTGCGGTCGGCTGCCCACCTCACCCTTTCCAAGGCCGTATTGCCGAGGTCGTGGTGCCCCATCTTGTGGGCCAGGCTGTTGACCGCACGGTACGTGCGGGCCAGATGCCAGAACGCCTTCTGCTGTTCATCGCCACGCGCGCTGAGAGCAACGTGGGTCAGTTCCGTGATCACCGGAGGGAGCAGCGGCCCCATCGGCACGTACCGTGCATCACGCCGGAGAGCTGCTATCTGGTCCACCTCGGAGGCCAGAACCGGCAGGGCGCGGGGACGGGTCTCCAACTCGTCTGGCGTGTCGAAGCACAGCAGAATGCGCCGCAGTTCCGGGATGACCGCGTGCACTCCGTCCTCGGCCTCGGGGTCTCCGTAGTACGGCTGACCGGTCAGCACCTCGGGGCCGAAATGCAGGGCCCTCGACAGCGCGAGAATCAGGCTCGGCGTCGCCTTCCGCGCGCCGGACTCCAGCTTCTGCACCAGGCTGGGGGAGACCGCGACCCGCTGGGCAAGCTGCGCGGCGGACAGTCCCCGCGTCTTGCGTGCCACCCGGAGTCGGTCCCCCAACATAACGCTCTCATTCACGTCGGCTTCCCCTCGCTGATCGGAGCATTGTGGCCAGCGTACGTACTGCGAATCGTGCCCAGAAGGCCCGTCGCCAAGAGTTAACGGGCCGACGGAGAAACTCGCAGACCGTCGCCAGGACAATGCGTGCGGTTGGCCGGGCACGGGACGGTGTCAACCGGGGCTGAGTTCCCACCGCCTCGAGGTGTCCGACAGCTCTCCTAGCGTCGGCTGAATGGATCAGACGAACAACACGGCCGCCCGGCGTGTAGAGATCACTGCGCGGGCCGGTGGGGCCGACATCGAGATCGACGGCGCGCGTATCGACCCGAGCGCCGTCAAGGCGTACTCCGTCAGCCATTTCGCCGGGGAACGGCCCGAGGTCCTGCTGCACGTCGCGGACCGCGACGACATCAAGTGGTCCGGGATGGCCCGCGTCACGGTTGCAGACCTCCCCGACCACGGCCCAGCAGCGGCCGTGTTCCTTGACGCGATCGACCCGGAGGCCCTGGAGCGCGCCGCGCTGGCCCGCCTCGACCTCGGCACCGAGCCGTACTCGCTGACAAAGGCGATGCTCACCCAGCTCGGGGAGTGGGCTCGTGGCCTTTGACGTGGAGGGTGCCCGCCGAGTAGTCGGCCGCATCCTGGACGACAAGCTGGAAGCGTGGCGGGACAGCGCAGGCCGTACGGACGACGTGCTGGACGAGATCACGGGCCGGCTCGTGCCGCCCGCGCCGGATGAGGAACTGGTCTGGGACGGGCTTGGCGCGGTGATGCCGCTCAGCCGCCCGGCCATCACCCAGCCCGTGGGCGGGTCGGTCGCCGTCGAGCCGCCGACCACCGATTACCAGGCCGTGCTGCCGGTCGACGCCCCGGTGCTGCGGCGCGACGACGTGATTCGCGTGGCCGGTTCTGTCCGACCCGGAGGCCCCCGTGACCCGCAGTTGGTGGGTCGAAGGTTCCGTGTCTCCGACGAAGCAGTGAGCACCTACAGCGTGGTGCGCATCGTGCGGGTTCAGGTGATCGACTGATGGCCCTGGCGAACCCGCACCCCAACGCCCACCCGGACGCGACCGCCTTCCGCGACCCGATCGCGCTGGCCGCCGCGCTGGCCCGGATGGGTCCGGCCACCCGCGCCCGCACGCGGACGATCACGCGGCACCACGCCATGCTGCTACGGGTCCGCATCCAGCGGAACGCGAGCGGCAGGCCCGGCCCGAACGTGATCACTGGGCAGTACCGTGCCTCCTGGGACGTGCGGATGCGTACCGGCGGCGGCGAGGTCACTGCGGAGGTGTTCTCCGATGCCCCGCAGGCGAGGCGGCTGGAGTACGGCTTCGTCGGCGTGGACTCGATCGGACGGCACTACCGGCAGCCGCCGTTCCCGCACGTCGAGCCCGCGTTCCGGCAGACCGAACCGGCGTTCATCCAGGCCCTGGCAGATGGGGTGCTGCCGTGACCGCCCGCCTGCCGGTGACCCGCGCGCTCGCGGCGCTCGTGGAGCACGCCACCGGCCGCCCGTGCGGAATCGGTGAACTGCCGCGTGTGCAGGAGAAGTCCGGGTGGGAGCCCGCGTCCGCCCCGTACACGATCCTCGACTCGCTGCCCGCCGAGTTCGGCGGACCGCCGCTTTGGGACTGGCATGCGGACGCGGCCTGGTCCTACCAGGTCACCTCGGTCGGGGAACGGGGCGATCAGGTCGAGTGGCTGGCCGACCGCGTACGCGCCGGCGTCGTCGGCCGCACCGATGGCCGCTGGGCCCATGACCTGCACGTTCCCGAAGCTCGGGTAATCGACCGGGAGTTGACCTACGACGCTGGAGGAGCGCCCTCGGTGTCGGCGGCAGGCGCTATCGTGTCCTACGTGCAGCGGGTCACGATCACCGTGACCCCGGCATGAAGAAACGTCTCTTCTGATCCTCACCGCGGAGGCCCGCGCGGACGCTAGGCCCCAGGCCAGGCGAACCCCCTTTGAACCTCAAGGGGCAGGGCCTCGGCACGGGACGCTGCCCCAGAAGTGGGAGCGGACCTGTGTCCACGAGCACGAAGAAGACCCAGACCCGATTTCTGCGGCGCGGCATCTCCAAGATCCTCTGGGCGAAGGACCTCAACGACCCGAAGTACCCCAGCCGCCGAGAGATCACCAACGCCTTCGCCCTGACAGACGCCGTCTCGGACATCGAGGGCTGGGCGCTCGAAAACGACCCCATCGAGACCCCCGACATGGGCTCGACCTTCAACTCCTCGATCCCCGGCAACGACAAGGCCGAGAACTCCAGCCTGACCTTCTACGAGGACCGGTTCTCCGACGCGATCGAGCAGCAGCTCCCCAAGGGCGCCAAGGGGTACGTCGTCCTGCTCCGCAAGGGCGACCTCCCTGGCTCCCGCTCGGTCGACGTGTTCCCCGTCCAGGTCGCCACCCGCGCCGCGACCTACAGCACAGGCAACGAGGCGGCGAAGTTCAAGGTCGACTTCACGATCACCGACGCGCCGTCGCTCGACCGCCCGGTGCCGCAGGCGCAGCACCGCCCGCTGCCGGACGAGGACTGCGACGAGGGACACGAGCACGGTCACCCCGACCACGACGGTGACCACGTCGACGTGACCGTGGTCAGCACGACCAAGACCAAGACCGAGGCGACGGTCCGCGAGCACGACGCTGACGAGGGCTGATCGTGTCGCGCCCCGCACAGGCCAAGCGCCCGTCCCCCTCCGCCACGTCGGCGGAAGGGGCGTGGTCGGCCAAGATGGATCGCCTCCGCGCCCGCCGTCGGCCGCAGAAGCGCCTCCGAGTCTGTGACGAAGACAAGCTGCGCCAGCGGTACGACGAGGCCGAGCAGGCAGCCCGCCGTGCACGGTTCGTTGCCGAGGCCAACCTCGGTGACGAGCTGGCCGAGCGGCAGGCCGCCGACGCCGACACGGCGCGCGACCAGGCACTGAGCGCACTGGACGCAGCGTCGGAGTTCCTAACCTTCCGCGCGCTGCCGCGCCCGGTGCTGGAGGACCTGATCTCCGAGCACCCGCCCACCGAACAGCAGGCGGAGGAGGGGGCGATCTTCAACGCCGACACCTTCCCCGCCGCCCTGGTGGCAGCGGCCTCTGTGGACGGCATGAGCCGTGAGGAGGCCGAGGAACTGCTAAACGGCTGGTCGGCGCCGGACGCGAACGCGCTGTGGGACGCGGCCTGGCAGGTCCAGCAGGAGAGCCGGGTCGAGCTGGGAAAAGGCTGAGCCGTGACGCCGGCCTGCGCGCCGAGCTGGAGCTGTGCGAGAAGTTCCGCATCCCGCACTCGCGGTTCCTCGGCGGCGACGGCCGCTGGTCCGACCTCGACCGGGCCAAGGCGTTGGCCTGGGCGGAGTGGCAGCGGACGGTGTGCCCGGAGTGCCGCACCCGGCTGGAGGAGTGGGACCGCGGCCGCGGAGGCGATCCCCACGCCTACGTAACCGACACCCTGCGATGCCCCGGCTGCGAGCTGATCGAGCAGGAACGCGACCACGTTCCGCAGGACCGATCCGGCTACGGCGTGAAGATCCAGCTCCTCCCGCGCGAGCAGTACGAACAGCGCCCCTGATCCACCCCCGCACCACGTAAGGAGGCCGCCCGAGGTGGCCGGGTTCACCCTCACGGTCGCGATGCGCGCCGAGGTCCGCGACCTGATCGCGGGAACCCGTGCTGCCTCCGCACAGATGCGGACCCTGGGGGACCGCACCGACGCCGCGAACCGGTCCCTGGCCCGGCTGGACGCCAATGGGGCACGGCTCGCTAGGCAGTTCGCCGCGATGAATCGTTCCGCCCGCGCGGCCGTCGGGGAGCTGAACCGGATCACCGCCCGCGCCGGGGCGGCCCGCGCGGCGCTGCGCGCGGCAGGGGACGATGGCGCCCGGTCGATGTCCCGGCTCCAGCGGGCGACCGCCGGGGCCGGTCGGCACGGCGTGTCCGCCACGAACATGCTCGCCGGCGGCGCCCTCGTCCTCGGCACTGGCGAGATGATCGAGGAGGGCAACCGCTACCAGCGGCAGATGAACCTCTTCCGCGCGGTGACCGACGCGACCGCCGGGCAGATGAAGCGGGCCGCCGACATGGCCCAGGAACTCGGCAACGACCTGACGCTGCCCACCTCCACGTCGGCGGACGCCGCCGAGGGCATGGTCGAGCTGAGCAAAGCCGGTTTTCGGGCGGATCAGTCGATCGACGCCGTACGCGCCTCGCTTCAGCTCGCGGCGGCGGCCGATGTCAACGCCGCCACGTCGGCCAAGTACTTGGGCGACATCATGGATCAGTACGGCCTCGGTGCTGATCAGGCGTCCCGAGCGGCCGACACCCTCGCCGCCACCGCCAACAACGCCTCCGGTTCCATCACCGACATCTACTACTCGATGCGGTACGCGGGCCCGGTCGCGAACGCGCTCGGCGTCACCCTCCAGGACACCGCCGCCGCAGTCGGCATGCTCGGCAAGTCCGGCATCCTCGGCCACACAGCCGGCACGAGCCTGCGCGGGATCTTCGCCAACCTGGCCGCGCCGACGCCGATCATGAAGAACGCCCTGCGGGAACTCGGGATCGAAGCCTGGGACGCCGAAGGGCGCTTCAAGGGTCTGCGCACGGTGATCGACGGCCTGTCGAAGGCCGAACACGCCATGTCGCAGAGGGACTTCACGGCCGGAGTGACCCGCGCCTTCGGCAAGCCCGCGCTCAGTGGCGCGGTGGCGCTCGCCCACCAAGGGACCGAGTCCTTCGACGCCCTGTCGATGGCGGTACGGCAGACCGGTTCGGCAGCGTCAATCACCGCCTCGCGCGGGGAGGGCCTTGCCGGTGCGATGACGCAGCTGCGCACCCAGGCCCGGCAGACCGGCATCGCCCTGTACGAGGGGATGGCGCCCGGCCTGGAGTGGGTGACTCGCCTGCTCACGCGCGGGTTGTCAGGGGCCACGCCGTACCTGACCACGGCCCTGGAGTACGGCCGCAACATAGCGACGCTGTACGGCCCGGAGCTGAAGGCGCAGACGAAGGACGGGCTCAGCGGCCTCGTCGAGGAGGCGCGGCAGCTCATCGGTCCGCTCAAGGACATTGGCGAGCACTCCCTGGCCACCGGACTCAATCTGCTGATCAACGCTGCCCGCACCCTGGGAGACGTCCTCGGGAACGCCGCCGACGGGGCGGAGCCGATCCTTGACGCCATCTCGGGGCTCGGGGAAGAAGGGGGTGCGGCGGCCGGGACGCTCGACATCATCAGCACTGTCGCCAACCTCGCCATGGATGCGGTCTCCGGACTGTCCATGGTGCTCGTCCCGATCGGTCATGCCGTCGGCGGCTTGGTCAGCGCGTTCGGTGCGCTGCCCGGACCGATCCAGTCCGCCGCTCTGGCGATGCTGCTGTTCCGCCGCGCCCAGCCGGCGTTGACGAACATGGCGACCACCATGACCGGTCCGATCCGCTCGGGCTTCGCGTCGTTCAACCAGCAGATGCGGGTGCAGCAGTCCTTGGCTGCCGCGTCCGGCGTTGCCCTGACCCGGTACGGAGCGGCGTGGGCCGCGGTCCAGGCCCGGGTCGGCTTCCTCGGGAGTATGACCAGCGCGTTCCGCAGCGCGAACGGCGCCGGAGTCACGCTCACCGGCACGCTGAACGGGATCAGCCGGGCCGCCGGATCGGGACTGCGCTCGGCGCTCGGCGGCGTGACGAACGCCCTGGGCGGACCGTTCGGCGTCGTCATGGCGGGTGTGTCGGTGGGCCTGGGGCTGCTCGCCGCGCGGCAGCAGAAAGCGGCGCAGGCCGCCGCCGAACACCAGCAGCGGGTGGCCACCCTGACGTCCGTGCTGCGCGAGTCCGGGGGACAGATCGACAGCAATGTCCGCAACGCGGCGGCCCAGTCCCTGCTGGACACGAAGACGGAACAGGGCCAGCTCACCAAGGTCATGGAGCAGGCCGGCGTGCCGCTGTCCTCGCTCACCGACGCGTATCTGGGGCAGGGGACCTCGCTGGACGCGCTGCAGAAGCAGCTCCAGGCCACGGCCGACAAGCACAAGGTCTGGAAGACCATCGGCAAGGCGACGGTTCAGGACTACTCCAAGGTCGGCCAGCAGTACAAGGACGCCGCCGATGCGCTCGGTTCGGTGAAGGGTGAGATGGCCGGGGCGGTGAAGAACGCCAAGGAGCTGGCCAAGGCCACGAAGGGCGCCGGTGACGGCACCTCGGCGTACGACCGGCTGAAGGCCGCTGTCGGCGGCCTGGCCGACCAGACAGCCGACGCCGACACCCGGACTCGTTCCCTGAAGTCGGCGCTCGACCTGCTGTCGGGAGGCCAGATCTCCCTCCAGGCCGCCGAAGCCAAGGTGAACAGCGCGGTCCTCGACTTGCAGGAGGGCAGCAAGAACGTCAACCGCGGGCAGGGCTACGGCAGCAAGCAGCTCGTCAACGAGGACAAGACCCTCAACACCACGACGAGGAACGGCCAGCAGCTCTACACCCAGCTCACCGCCCTCTCCGACGCTGCGGCCGACGCCTCCGTGGCGACGTTCGACCTGGCCCAGCGCAACGGCGAGACGCTGCCCGAGGCGCTCGCGAAGGCCCGCGAGCAGATGAGCCGTGCCCGCTCGGAGGCGATCAAGGCGGCCCGCGGCTACGGCCTGACCAAGGCCCAGGCCGAGGGCGTGGCGGACAGCCTTGGCCTGCTGCCGTCGAAGGTCAGCCTGTTGCTCCAGACGAAGGGCATGGACAGCACCCTGGCGAACTTGATCGCCGTCCAGGCGGAGTTCCAGCGGCTGCCGAAGGCCAGGACGATCAAGGTCGATTCCCTGTCTGACGGCGCGCAGAAGAAGCTCCGGGACCTCGGGTTCACGGTGAAGACGGTGCCGGGCACCCGGCAGATCAAGATCACCGCGCCCACGGCGGGAGCGAAGAAGAACCTCGACATTCTGATCGACAAGCTCGGTCAGACCCCGAACAGCAAGAACGTGAAGGTGTCGGCGCCGACCGCCGCCGCGATCAAGAGCCTGGAGGCCGTCCAAGCGAAGATCCGCTCGACACCCGGCGCGAAGTCGGTCGTCGTACGGGCCCCGACGGCCGAGGCGCGCAAGCAGATGGAGGCGCTCGGTTTCCGGATCGAGAAGGTGCCCGGGTCGAAGAACGTGAAGGTCACGGTGCCCACCGGCGGTCCCCGGAAGGCAGCGGACTCCATCCAGCAGCGCATCAATGCCCTTCGCGGCAAGGAAGTAACGGTCACCACCCGGCACGTCACGATCTTCGACCAGCTCAACGAGCAGAACAAGAGCGTCGCGGACGCCGTTCAGCGCCAGGCCGACAACCTGCGTAAGAACGCCAACAAGCATGCCGACGGCGCGGTCGTGGACTACTTCGCGGACGGCGGTGTCACCGGCGGACCGCGCCGCGAACGGCACGTCGCGCAGATCGCACCAGCGGGAGCGTGGCGCATCTGGGCGGAGCCTTCCACAGGAGGGGAGGCATATGTACCGCTCACCCCCTCAAAGCGCGGGCGCAGCAAGGCCATCGTGGAGGAAGTGGTTGACCGGTTCGGCGGCCAGGTCGAGTGGTACGCCAACGGCGGTGTCCGGGGCGCCGGCAGCCGCGGCTACAACCCGATGCTCGCCAGCTCCTTCAAGCATGCCCGCAGCGTCGCGGCCATGGCCGGCGTCGTGCGCTCCTTCGACATCCGCACCGGCAGCGACCGCGCCCGTACACGCGTGGTGGACGCCCGCGCCGGCGGCCGCGTCCAGGTCGTCGTCGTGCGCGAGCAGCAGCCGCTGATCGGATCCATGCCGGTCACCGTCACCGACAGCGCCGCCACCCCCGAGCAGATCGGCAACGAGATGATGCGCACCCTGCGCAACGCGCAGCGGGGCGGGAGAGTGTGATGAGCACAGCACCGAACAAGAACAGCCGCCCCCAGCTGGCCCCGTGGCAGTATGAGATCGGCGGCGTGGTCCTCGGCAGCGGGAGCTACGTCCCGATCGGGAACATCGAAGGGCTCGGGTCACCCGGCACCCGGCCGCAGGACGCCGACAACGCGAACAGGGACGGCACGTCACCGGGCCGGGACTTCTACGGTCCGCGCCCTCTGCGCTTCGAGGCGGGCATCAAGACGCCCGGCGACCCGGTGAAGGCGGCCGAGATCCTCGCCCGGCTGGAGCGGGCCGTGGACAACCCCGCCGCCCGGACCAGCCCTGAGGGCCGCCACATCCTGCGCGGCCGGTGGCCCGGACATGCAACGCGGCGCATGTACGGGCGGCTTCGCCGTATGGAGGCGACCAGCACGGCCAACGCCGTGCACGGATGGATACCGCTCGACATGGAGTTCGTGGGCCTGGACAACCCCCGCTGGTACGACGACGAGCTGTCCAAGCTGACGCTCGGCCTCGACCAGGCGGCCCGCACAACCGGCACGGACCGCACCCTCGACGACGCGATGGGCGGCCCCGCCTCGTGCCGCCCGGCTGACTCGGACCATCACCCTGCCGACGACCGGCCCGGATGGGTCACCAACCACGGCGATGTGCCGACGTACCCAAGCCTGCGCGTGCACGGCCCGGTCACCGACCCACGGATCTGGAACACCGTCACTCGCCGCGTCCTCGAACTCGACCTGTCGCTGCGCGACGGCGAGTGGGTGGAGATGGAGACCCGGCCCAGCACCTGCTGGGCGCTGCGCAACGGCACCGTCAACGTCGCCAACGACCTCAGCCCCGCCTCCCGTCTCGACCTGTTCACCCTCCCGCCCGGACGGTCCGAGATCGCGTGGAGCGCGAACGACCCGTCCGGCACCGCGCGCCTCGAGGTGGCGTGGCGGTCGGCGTACACCACCCTGTGAACGGAGAGCACTCGTGACGCTGCAACCCCCGATGATGGTGCGCGGGGCCGACCACTCCGCCCGCGCGATGCGGCTGATGATCCGTGACCTCGCCCGCGGCCGGCAGGGCGTCGCGGAGAGCGAGGACCTGAAGGTCCGGCCGCTGGAGACCCCCGGCCCCGGCATTCGCGTCGGCGACGGCTCCGCTCTCATCCACGGTGCCCGCCCGTGGCAAGGGGCCTACACCCAGAGCAACATCGGTGACGCCCAGGTCGATGTCGAGGCGACCAGCCCGTTCGCCCGCACCGACCTGATCGTTTTGCGGATCGAGGACCCCGAGTGGGAGGGGGAACGCGACCCTCGCCGAGAGGAGATCGGCTACTTCCACGTGGTCCAGGATGTGGCTCACGACGCCGCCACCGTGCCCGAGGGCATGACTGGGATCGCTCTGGCCCGCATAACCCTGCCCGGGAACACCGCGGCGATCACCGCCGACATGATCACCGATCTGCGCAAGATCGCGAACCCGCGCACCGAACGCATCCTGCGCACCGTGCACCCGACGAAGACGGAAGCAGTGCCGGGCAAGCATGGCCAGTGGGCGGCGTGGCCCGAGGAAGCTGCTTGGGGCCTCGACGTCCCGGCTTGGGCGACGACAGTCACCGTCGTCGTCACCCTGTCCGGCCTGCGCGCCGAGGCGGGTTCCGTGTATGCCGAGCTGCGCACCCGTCTCGGGGAGCGCGCCGCGAAGCCGACCGTTGTAGACGACGACGGCACCACCACGCGCCGCTCCTCCGTGACACTGGCCGACACGCTCGCCGTGCCGCCCGCCTACCGGGGCACCCGCCAGCACCTGGCCGTTCAGATCAACCAGAACGACAAGTACGGGGACGGTGACTTGACCGTTGCCAAGGGCACCACGGTCACGCTCGACGTCGCGTTCACGGAAGGGCCTGCGTGACGATGGCCGACTACCGCTACATCGTCGCGCGGGCCGCGACCGGCGACGTTCTGCACTGGAACCTGCCACTGAGCGAAGTCGAGTACGGACCGGAGATATCCGGGCCGGGCTCGTTGAAGGCGTCCTTGCCAACCGCGTTCCGCCGATCCCTTGGCGACGCGCTCGACGCCGGCGACACGGTGCTCCTCGTCGAGCGCAACGCCCGCCTCGACTGGGGCGGGCTGCTGTGGCGCGCCGAACCGGAGGGCAACACCCTGCCCGTCGAAGCCTCCGGGTTCACGAGCTACCTCCACCGCCGCTTCGACCTGCACGGCAACCTTGACGGCCGCGGCCCGTACATCGAAGCGGACCCGTGCGACGTGGTCCGCGATGTGTGGGCCTACGCCCAGGCGCAGCCGGACGGCGACCTCGGCGTGACCGTGGACGACACGAAGTCGAAGGCGAAGACAGGCACCGCGAAGGACCCGTACACCACCTCCAAGACCGACCCGCGCAACCTCGGCGAGATGGTGGACGAGATGGCCGAGATCGATGACGGCCTGGAGTGGTCGGAGACCGTGGCATGGCGCGGGCGCCGCGCCCAGCGGCGCATCATCCTCGGTGCGCCGCGCCTGGGCCGACGCCGGGAGGATCTGACGTTCACCACCGGCGCGAACGTGGTCGGCACCCCGCACGTCATCAAGGACGCCGACTCCTACGCCCAGTGGGTCATCGGGCTCGGTGCGGGCGAGGGCAAGAAGCGCAAGGTCGTCGTGGACGGCGTACGCAACGGCCGTCTGCGCCTGGAACACCGGCTGGAGACGGACGAGAAGGACGAGGCGAAGCTGAGGCAGCGGGCCCGCCGTGAGCGGCTGGCCCGCCAGGTCCTGCCCTCACTGACCGAGCTGGAGATCATCGACCACCCGGCGGCCCCGATCCACGCGTTGCGCGTCGGGGACGACGTGCGGATCCGCCTGTTCGAGCCGCACACCGAGTTCGATGGCTGGTGCCGGATCGTCGGCTGGACGGTGCGGCCAGGCGAGGGCGAGACGGCAGAGCGCGTGACGTTGAAGCTGGAGCGCACCAACAAGCCCGAGGACGAGATGGGCGAGGGAGAGGAGCAGTAGATGCCGGACACAATCGCCATCCTCGGCCGCCGACTGGCCAAGCTGGAGAAGCGGGTCGCCACGCTCGAACGCGCCCGCCGCGCCCCGTACCCGGAGTGGCGCGCTCTCCCGCTGACCGGCGACACCACCGTCCCGGAAGAGGAGCAGCCACCGCAGTTTCGCGCCAACCCCTGGGACACCACCGAGCTTTGCGGCCGTATCGGACTGACCGGCGGCCGGGCCGCCGACGAGCAGATGGTCGCGCTGCTGCCCGAAGGGTACTGGCCGGAAGCGCCACGCACGGTCGACGTCGCCTCCGACGCGGCACGCCGCGCCCTCCAGCTCGACATCGATCCGAAGGGCCTGGTGCGGCTGCGCGTCCAGGGCGGCGGCAGCGTCCGCGCGTCCTGGATCAGCCTCGACAGCACGTCGTTCCGGACCGACCACGACGACACCTGACCGGCTGCGCGCTCCGGCTACTGGTCGGGTCGCCGCCGGTAATATGACGCCTGGGTGACCCTCCACCCACTTCGCACTCCCGAGGGACCGGACCGCGATCGCGGCCACGGCCGACTGCCATCCGGCGCAGGGGAGAAGGACGAAGCGCGTGGCCACACCGCTGAGCGCGGACAAGTTCCTGTCCGTGCTGAAGGGCGCCCGGCTCGGCGTTGTCGAGCACGGCAAATGGCGCACCCACAACCGCAACACCCACGGCAACTGGGGCCCCGCGAACGGGGTCATGATTCACCACACCGGGCCGTACAGCTCCGAGAAGGACATGGTGGAGCTGTGCCGAACGGGCTACCAGGATCTTCCCGGCCCGCTCTGCCACGGCGTGATCGACCGGTCTGGCACGGTGCACCTCGTCGGATACGGGCGCTGCAATCACGCCGGGATGGGCGACACCGACGTCCTGCTCGCGGTCATCGCGGAGAAGACGAGCCGCCCACGCGACAACGAAGCCGACACCGACGGGAACCGGCACTTCTACGGTTTCGAGTGCATCAACACCGGGAGCCAGCCGTGGCCGGCGGCCCAGCTCGACGCCATGGCGCGAGCGGCAGCAGCCATCTGCCGCGCGCATGGCTGGAACGAGCACTCCGTCATCGGCCACAAGGAATGGCAGCCAGGGAAACCGGACCCCGGCGGCATCGACATGGACGCCTTCCGCGCAAGGGTCGCCCGGCACCTCAAGGACGACGGCAAGCCGAAGCCCGACCCCAAGCCGAAGCCGGACCCGAAGCCCAAGCCGAAGCCGACACCGAAGTACGCGGCGTACCCCGGCAAGCAGTTCTTCCGCGAGGGGCGCTCCTCCCCGGTGATCGCCGCGATGGCGAAGCGGCTGATCGCCGAGGGCTGCGACTCCTACGACACGCCGCCCGGCCAGGTGTGGAACGACGCGCACCGCCGCTCGTATGCCGCGTACCAGATCAAGCGCGGCCACCACGGCGCGGATGCCGACGGCATTCCCGGCCCGCGGACCTGGGCGGACCTCCGCGTCCCGCACCAGGCCGGTGCCGCCGACCCGCCCCCCACCACCCCGAACCAGGAGCACGACCCGATGCCGCAGGCCCTTGCCGATGTCGCCGAGCGCACCGTTGCCACCTACCTCCAGTCGCTGCTGGGGCTGATGGCCGCCTCCAGCACGACGGACATGGTGTCCCTGTCGGCGTGGCAGGCCGCCGCGGTGGCCTCGATACCGGCCACGCTCAGCGCCCTGAAGTCCACCATCGGAACCGCCCTGGGCAGGGCCGGTACGGCGTCGTGGCTGCCGGTCGAGCGCGACCCCGCCACCCCGAAGCACTGACCGACCGGTGACGAGAGAGGAGGAGGAAGCCGTGCCCGAGGGGCAGGTTGCTCTCGCCCTGGCCGAGCTCCGCTCGGCGCTGGAGGTCGGGCTGGCCCGCATCGACGGCCAGCTCGCCCTACTCGTCCAGCGCAGCGACCAGACGGACAAGGCCCTGGAGGAGCTGGAGGAACGGGTGAGCGCGCTGGAGAAGACACGCTGGCCGCTGCCGACCGTTGCCGTCCTGGCCAGCATCACCGCAGTGGCGCTCACCATCGTCGGCCTGGCGCGATGAGGCGAACACCCCCGTCGCCGAAAGGGATTGTCCGACAGCGCGCTTAGCGTGAGGGCGCACTGTTCCTGCGGCCATGGGGGTCACGATGGATACGACACACCTGCTCGTCACCGACCTGGAGGTGGACACCGCGCTCGCGGACCAGGCGGTCCCGCCCGCCGTCCGCGCGGTGTGGCAGCTGCTCTGGGAGTCGGAGGTCCGGCTCGACGAGGTCCTGGCACTGGACGTGCCGGACGCGGAGCTGGACGAGCGCCTGGTCGTCCTCCGCGACACGAAGGAGGGCGGCGTCTACGAGACCGGGATCACCGCATCGGCGGCCGGCCTGCTGCGCGAGCTGATCGTGACGCGCATCGAGGGACCGCTGTTCACCCTGAACGGCCGGAGGCTGACCAAGGCGGCGGTCGTGACCGCGTTCCGCGAGGCGACCGGCGGACGCACCGTTCACGCGCTGCGGTTCACGCGGCAGATAAGGGAGAGGGGTGCGGCCCGGCTCAGCACCGTTGCCGAGCGGCCGGAGGAGAAGACCGCGTGAAGCACGCGGCAACGCACACGGCCCCCGCCGAAGCGGGGGCCGTTCGGTCCTCTTGGAGAAAGACCGCCGCCACCATAGCAGCGCACGTCGGCGTGCGTGTGCGGCTACGCTGCCCTCTGCATCCAGGACGGACAGCGGAGGACGGGATGAGTCGGCGCAAGCCGTATCTGGTCGGGCACCAGGAGTTCGCCGCGTTGTACCACGTCGATCCGAAGCAGGTCGCGCAGTGGCTGGCCCCCAGCCGGGGCGTGCTCGACCCGTCGAGCGCCATCGTTGTCAGCGGGGTGCGGTACTGGCCGCTCGGCTTCGCGGCCGGCTGGGGCGCGACGACCGCGCGGTTCCGCCAGGTCGACCTGGACGCCAAGGCCCGGATCATCGCGGAGCAAGGCGAGGGCTGGGAGCCAGGCTTGAGGGATGAGCTGCCGCCGATCCTCGGCCAGCAGGAGATCATCGAGCTGTTCCACCTGCCCGCGCAGGGCAACCTCGCCACGACGATCGCGAGCGGGCGGTTCCCGGAGCACGACTGGCTGCTGTCCGGCTCGATGCTCTGGCTGCTGGAGACCGTCCTCGACGCCGTCCCTGCGCTGCGCGGGAGTGCGCGGAGCCTGTCCTGGGACGTGGACGAGACGGTCGTTGCCGCGCTGCGTGAGGGCACCTACGAGGGCCCCGGCAGCCGTGTCCTGACCCGCGGCCGCCACGCCCGAAAGGGCCTCTGACCTGCGCAAACACTGTACTTGGCGCCGAATTGCGAATAAGATATATGTAATCCCCTTCGCGGGGTCGCAGTTCACCAAGGAGGTAGCAGTGCAGTTCATCGCCACACCGGGCGGCGACGAGGTCGCGATCATGGGCGCCAGTGAGGCCCTGGTCGTAGAGGGCGCTCTCTCGCTCTATGTCCTGAAGCATCCCAACTCCAACGTCGCCATCCGTGCCCTGCGGGAGGTGTCGTCGGCCAATGAAGCCCGCGAGATGCGTATGGAGGAGGCGGCCGAGCGGGCCTCTGCCTGACCTGGGTTTGAGGGAGCGAAGTCGCCGCTGTCGTCGGTGGGGTTGATCATCTGCCCGCCAACCCGCAAGATAGGTGACATTCTTGAAGTCGGTCACCAGGGGGTGGGTATGGCAGCCGTCCAGGACGAGATACCGGGACTGGTCATCCACACCATGCGGCAGCCGGATGGCCAGCCCGCGTCGATTCAGGCCCAGTTCGAGACGTTCCACCAGCTCAACCCGTGGGTGCTCCGCGCCCTGGAGGCCCTGACCGCCGACTACTTGAAGCGCGGCGCAAGCCGCGTCGGCATCGGGATGCTCTTCGAGGTCCTGCGCTGGCGCTACGCCACGGCAACCGAAGGCGACGAGTTCCGCCTCAACAACAACTTCCGCAGCCGGTACGTCCGGCTCCTCATCGAGCGCCACCCCGAATGGGCGCGCGCCTTTGAAGTCCGCAGCCTGCGGACCGACTGACCTCTTGGAGAGATCGTGACCGACGAGCCATCCGCCGAGCCCACCGCCGTGGAGGGCACGGTGGTCGAGACCACCCAGACGACCAGCCCCGTCCGGCCGAGCGCCATCGTCCTGCGCGCCGACCAAGACGAGTTCGACCACAAGCAGCTCTCGACGCTGGCCCTGATCAGCCCCGGCCTGTCCGCCGCTCCCCGCGGCCACCTGGCGATGTTCTTCCACTACTGCGTCCGGACCGGGCTCGATCCGTTCGCGCGGCAGATCTACATGATCGGCCGCACCAACTGGAAGGCGGCCGACAACCCCGACGAGCCCGAGAAGACGTGGACCATCCAGACCGGGATCGACGGCTTCCGCACCGTCGCCCACCGGGCGGCGACGAAGGCCGGGGAGTCCATCTCCTACGAGGACACCGTCTACTACGACTCCGAGGGCAACGCCCATGAGGTCTGGCTGTCCAAGTCGTACCCGTCGGCGGTCAAGGTCACCGTCGTGCGTGGTACCGCACGCTTCCCGTTCATCGCCCGCTGGGACGAGTTCGCCCCGACCTACTACGACCGCAAACAGAGCGCGTACGTCGTGGCGAAGATGTGGCAGCAGATGCCCGCCCACATGCTCCGCAAGTGTGCCGAGGCCGGCTCGCTGCGCATGGCCGCGCCCCAGGATCTGTCCGGTGTGTACGTGGACGAGGAGATGGAGCGCGCTGACGCCGAAGCCGTCGTGCGTGAGGCGGAGGAGGCGACCCGACGGTTGCGCGAGGTCGCCGGACTCGAGGCGGGCGACGCGAAGGGCGACGACACGAAGGCCGAGCCCGCTGACGACTCCCCGGCCGGGGGCCAGGACGGCAGCACGGAGAAACCCGCTCCGAAGAAGCGGGCACGGGCCGCGAAGAAGAAGGCGACTCCCGCACCCGAGCCGGACACCGCCGCGGAGTCCGACGAGGCCCCGGCTCCGGCGAAGCGTTCCCCGCGGAAGCGAACCGCCGCACCCCGCCGCGCCGCCTCCTGACCCTGCCGACACCGGTGCCGCCCGCTGTCGGCGGGCGGCACCCCATCCTCTTGGAGACCACCATGACCACCCTGGCCATCGCGCCGGAGCGGCCCGTCAGCCTGTGGCCCGCCGCTCACGCGGCGGACGCACGCCGCCCCCGCTCCCAGCAGACCAAGCTCGGTGCCAGCGACACCGTGTGCGCACGCCGCGCCGGATACCTCCTGCACGGCCGTACCCCCACCGACGCCGGCGAGAAGCGCAAGGCGATCCTCGGGACCTGGCTTCACGCCGGGATACTCGACGCCGCCCGCGAGGAGTACGGCTGGCTCATCGAGCGCCGCGTCGAGGACCAGACCGTCCGGGGACACATCGACGCCGTCCAGCTCGACAGCACGACCGCCGCCCGGCTCCCGAAGCGGCTGCGCCCCACGCTCCCGGCCGAGGAAACGACCGTCGAGGACGTGAAGACCAAGAGCACGTACCAGTGGGACAGCATCCTGCGGTACGGCGCGAGCGAGGCAGAGCTGCGGCAGGTGTACCTGTATGCCGACCTGCTCGGCACAGAAGGCTTCGCCAGCGTCCGGGGCCAGCGGCAGCTCGCCCATCTCGGGCCGGTGCCGGTCGCCCGCATCCGCTTCCGGTTCATCAACCGCGACAACGGCGACGACCACGTTCAGGAAATCGCCTACGAGGCCGACCGCGCCCGCCGCGCCCGCTGGTGGGTCCAGCAGGTGCGGGCCGCCGCCTCCCCGGAGGAGCTGCCCCGCACCTTCCAGGGGCCGGGCATCTCCGCGATCTGCGACCACTGCCCGTTCCGCACCGCGTGCTGGGGGCCGCTCGTCGCCGGGCGCTCCCCGCAGAGCCAGCTCATCCACGACGACGAGGAACGCGCCAAGGCGCTGGCCGAGTACGCCGAGGTCTCCGAGCAGATCAAGCCGCTCAAGGACCGGCAGAAGTTCCTGCGCGCCCAGCTCGACGGCTCCGAGCCGGGCATCTACGGCGACAACGCCCTGAAGTGGAGCGGCGGCAACCCGACCAAGGCCGATGACGTCGAGGCGATGGTCGCGCTGTACCGCCGTGCAGGGCTTCAGGTGCCGATGGCGCCGGACGCGGCGGCCATGAAGGCGACGCTGAAGGAGGTGGGCATCCCCGTGCCCACCCGCCTCGACCACGACCGGCGGACCGCGGTGAGCATCAACGTCACCGCCAGCAAGAAGCCCTGATCGCGCCACTCGGCGGGGCGGGGCAGATGTGCGCCCCGCCCCGCCCCAGCGCGGCAGGAACCGGACGGAACATGGAGAGGTGCCGGTGAGTATCCAGCTGATGGTGGTGGCCGCCTATCTGCCGAAGGAGGTGATCAACCAGACGCAGAAGGCGGTCCTCATGAAGATCGCGGACTCGGCCGACGACCAGACTCGGCTGGCTCGGCCGGGCCTGGAACGGATGATGGCCTGGGCCGGCGTGGGGGAGAAGCAGGTCATCACGGTGGTGACCCAGCTCGTCGGGCTGGGCCTGGTCGAGCGGGTCACGATCGGCCGTGTCGGCCTCCGAGCCGAGTATCGGGTATTCCCGTACGGCGTGCCGCCCATCCCGTCCACGGAGGAGCTGATCGAGCGGCGCCGTGCGGCGCAGCGTGCCCCGAAGAACCCCCGGCTGGCCCGGAAGACCCCGCGCCGCAAGCCGTCGGCGGCAGCCCGTACGCACGAGGACGTCGCCGCGAGGAAAGAGGCGAGGGTCGCTGCTGATGCCGCTCCGGAGGCAGGGTTGCCCCAGGGGAACCCTGATCTGTCTCCGGGCAGGGTTGCCGCGGGGAAACCCAGTGAGTTGCCGCAGGGAAACCGGGCGGGTTCCCCTGGGGAAACCCCTTCTCTTCCACCTTCTTCCTGTTCTCTTCCTATCCCCCCTACCCCCACGGCTGACGCCGCAGGGGAGCCGGGGGCGCGGCATGGAGCGCAGCAGCGGGCGGGCTGCCCGAAACACGCCGAGCCGGTGGCGAACTGCCGGGGGTGCGGGACGAACCCGCGTGCCGGGCGTGAGGAGGCGCGGCGCGACGCTGCCGACCGCGAGCACCGCAGCCAGCAGGACTGGCTACGCGAGTTCTTCGCCGAGCAGGAGCGCCGTGTGGCCGAGACGGATCCACAGGCTGTGGAGATGGCCCGTCAACGGGTGCGTGACCTGGCCCGCATGGGACGCGAGCAGGCCGCCAACTCCCGTCGGCAGTAGGGGCGTTAGCGAGATCGGCAACATTGACGTCCCGGTGTACGCCATTAAGATATAAGCAAGAGTTCGGAACTGGCCGAACTCGCCTACCTCTTGGAGAACACCTTGACCGACACGCTCGCCCCGGCCTCCGACGCCTATGTCGTGGTCGCCGAAGTGATCCACGGCCCACCGGTCGCCCCGCGCCTCGGCGGCCACCTGTACTGCTCGGCCGAGTGCGCCGAGCACGGCGTCCGCGAACTCGTCAGCGACCTGAGCGAGGAAGAGGGCGGCAGCGGTTTCGTCCTGCCCCACGAGGGGCGCGCGATCGGCTGCGTCGTCACTCGCGGCGGCCGGATGTGGTCCGTGCAGATCCTCGCCCGCAGTGAACTGCCCGCCGTCTGACACCCGCTTCACGTCAGATAGGTGACATTTTTCAGCGGCGGGCGTTCCTTCTGAGCGCCCGCCGTGCTCACCCTCTTGGAGACCAGCACATGACCACCACCATCGCGGCTCTGCCCGATCACAACCGCACCACCGACCCGCTGTGGCAGCGGCTGTTCCACGGCTACAGCCACGTCGTCACCCCGCTGCGCTACGCGGGCTGGGTCACCGACATCGAGACCGCCGGAGGAGGCGAGTTCTTCGTCCGCGCCGACCTGCGGGACGGCACGGAGCTGATCATCGCCTCCGAACACAGCCTGCCCGCCGAGCCTGCCGAGGTGAACGGCTGGACGGCCGTCCGCCAGGACGTGGAGAACGCGGACAGGCACACCGTCCTGTACGACTCC